CGTAATACGCCGTAACGCGATAACTGCTCGACTAAGCCCTGCTGTGCTTCTTGCTGGCGTAACTGCTGGTCAGCTATTTGAGACGCAAGAATAGGATCATTGGCAGCGTCAATGCGCCCCATGTACGCTTGCTCTAAGCGATCTTGTAATGTTCCAGACGGCCTTCGCCTTGCCTGTCTGCGTAACTGCTCTGCACCCCTATTGTAACGCGATCCACGGGCAGCGAATGTTTCCAGACCTGCGTCTTGATCATCTCCTATTTCATCTAACCCTACAGCATTGGGATTTAACTCAGACGCGCCAGCAAATGTTCGCAAACCAGTGGTGGGGTCAACAGTAAAAGATAAAGCAGGGTCTTTTGCTGTATATGTCGTTAAGCCACTGCCTTGTCTCGCAGCCATACCTGCTTGTTCGCGCAATTGTTTTTCAAGGTCTGCATCTTTCGTATCAGCTATTGCACCTTGAGTTTTTTCCATTATATCTTCTATGTTGTCTTCTGTAGAGAATGTAGACAGACCACCCGTAGTCTGCACTGTGCTTTTACTAAAAGCATCTGTGTATTGCTGGTTTGGGTCGGGTGCCGTAGTTTGCACCGTGCTTTTACTAAAAGCATCCGTGTATTGCTGGTTTGGGTCGGGTGCCGTAGTTTGCACCGTGCTTTTACTAAAAGCATCTGTGTATTGCTGGTTTGGGTCTGGCGGTGGCGTATACGGATCGACCACCAACTTAGACAGATCGGGTAACTCTGACCGCCTTCTTTCAACGTCCTCGCCGGTAACAATTTCACCCTGCGTATTGCCCATCATTAATTCTATTTCGGGACGGCTTAATTTTTCTGGCGGTTCAAATGGTGTAGTCTGCACCGTGCTTTTACTAAAAGCATCTGCGTATTGCTGGTTTGGGTCAGGCGGTGTAGTCTGCACCGTGCTTTTACTAAACTGATCTGCGTATTGCTGGTTTGGGTTAGGCGGTGTAGTCTGCACTGTGCTTTTACTAAACTGATCTGCGTATTGCTGGTTTGGGTTAGGCGGTGTAGTAGCAACGTTTGACGTTACAAATTGTGGGTTCAACACACTGTCGGGCCTACCCATTGGAATAACTGAACCATCCAATGGAGATTTTGGAGTATTAGTAGGAACCGCACCTTGGGTATTACCCATCATGTTCATAACGTCAGCGTTAGATAGCTTTGGCGGTGTAGTCTGCACTGTGCTTTTACTAAACTGATCTGCGTATTGCTGGTTTGGGTCAGGTGCCGTAGTCTGCACTGTGCTTTTACTAAACTGATCTGCGTATTGCTGGTTTGGGTTAGGCGGTGGCGGCGGTGGCGGCGCATTGGCAGGCACTGCACCTTGAGTGTTAACCACCTCTTCCATTACATCAGCATTAGTCTGAGAGGTATTTACAGGCACTAAACCCTGCGTTCCTCCCATCATGTTCATAACGTCAGCATTTGACAAACCAGTGGAACCGCCAGCTATCGCATTAGTCAATGGGTCTGGAGTAGTATTTGCAGCTTGTGTAGTTCTACGCCGCCTAAATCTTTCAGACGCAGCATCATTAGCGGCAGTGTTACCCAAAAGAGATCGCCGCCTTTGACCGGGTGACATCCCACCGTAATTAGTGCGCGTTGTGCGCCGCCTGTTATTTGACCCACCAGCAACTGAACTAAAAGCCATTACTCTATCCCGGTTGTGCGTTTGCGCGTCAAACCAATCGGCTTGTATTGCAGATTAGTGCGCCTAATGGTAAACGTCTCGTCGTCATTAAAATTGCTGAACCGCAGCTTAGTGCGCGGATCGTAGCCAAACAGATCACTGTCCGTAGTCAGTGCAGTTACATCGCTTTGTAGAACGCTTGTACCCAACCTAAACGTGTTGTCCAGCGTAGCGCCCAGATCGCCCATCTGTATCGTTTCGACGTTACTCACTATCGACGCAGAGGTCTGGGTTATGCTCAGATCGAAATCGCCTGTGTTATCAAACAATGTGCGGTTGTAGAGCCAACGACACTGAACAGCATCGCCCAAAGGAGCCAAGTTAGCAGTCTCGAAAAATGCTTGGATAGCCGCACCGTCATCGTTGTCACCTGTTTCATGTTTCTGTATGTGACCTGCAAAATCACCAGCATGGGGTAACTCGTCGATCATGGCCGCAGCGTTGCGCGTAAACCCATTATACGGGCCAAACCAGCAGTTAAGACGGTTGCTGTATATAACCACGCTGTTCATCTGCGTCTGCGATGCACCAAAAGGCAGAAAGAACCACACCTGCTCTTCAGCTGGGTAAAACAGTGCAAAAGAAAACGGCAATCGCGCACTGTTAAGATTCGGCCAATACCCATCATCCAGCGCAAAGCTGATCTTCTCAACAGCCGGGCCACCTGTCCACTGGTAGATGCCGTCCTCTCTGACAAACAACTGACGCTCACCAGGAATCGTTACAATCGTTCGGCTTGCAATCGTTCCGCGCTGTGTCCGTTGCTGCTGGCTGAATGGTATCGTAGAGTTACCCGTAGGCGTGAGGGTGTGTATGCCCTGTTCGGTATGCACTGACAACGTGGATTGAAATGGAGAAAGCCCCGTTACATCGTAACCAAACGAATGAAAGTTTAATGCACCCCATGTTTCTATATCGCCGGGGTCTGACCGCCATACTCGATCTGGCACGGTATTGGTGTTTGCTACCCACAAGCGGTTTTCCCAAAATGCCACATGTTTGGGTTTGGTAAACCGCGAATCATCATCTAACGTAGCTGCGTTGTTGCTACCACCTGTCCACTTAATCGCATCAGTGTCTTGACCATTTACTGCGACTAATGTGTCACCTGCCAACACCCATTGCCATGTGTAGTCATCGTTGGCTGTAATCGTTGTGCTGCCTGTTCGATCTGTGGCAGACCCACCTGTAACGTCAAAGAATTTGTTACCGCAGAAAGCAAACACCTTTTCTGCGCCAGCTAACGTGACTTGACCCAATGCTGTAACCGTAGCACCGCTGTTCATCGCACTGCTGTTGAATTTTACAAACCCTTTGCGCTTAGATACCTCACCTGCTAACCCTACAGTGCAGTTTTGCATATTATGGATGCCAGACGGAGATAGATCCTCGGCTGGAACACTGTAGTTTACCCCATCTCTCCAAGGGCCAAGGCGAAGGGATTCGGCAGCTATTGGCATCAGTTTAACGAACCCTCAGTTGGATAAAATGAAAAGTTATCAACTGCGGTATCGTCAGAGCGCCGCATACGAAACTTGCGGTTGCCCTGCACACTGAGGTTTTGCCTGGAGGCAATTGCTAGCACACGCTCCATCTCATTGCGATCTACACCAGCGCCTTGGTCATCACCTTTCTCTTGCTTAAATAGCGAGGAGATGCCGTAGATCAGTGCTGGCTGTATAACTTGGGGGTAGTACTGGTTAATGGAGTTGTTGTCTTCTGCTTCGACAAAATCTGGGATTTGTCTGTAGTAGCGATACCCAATGCTGTCTACGCCGTCTGGCGTGGGATACAATGTTACTTGTATAGCACCGTTGGTATCTATGCCGTTGATGGCAACAAATCGAGGATCACCGTCTGTACTAGAATCTGGGTCAGCTGCATCAATGTCTTGGGTGCTTTGGACAATGATGACATGGTTTTCTGTTATGTTCCGAAACGATAACGGAGTCAGCACATCCGTTTCTAGCGAGTACGTTCGCGTGTCTGCAACCGTGTTGAACGTAGCCGACTTAAATAGCCAGTTCCACTGCTCACGGCTTTGTATGTCTTTGCCGACAAGATTTAAGTAGTCACGCGCACTATTTTTGAACGTCGAGCTATTTGTGTTTAGCCCCACGCGCCGTAACGCTACTTGCAATATCTCAATGTTTGTCATCCCAGTACGGCGGCCCTCATATCGACCCACGCACCGTTTTCATACCCTTGAAATTTGTTCAGTGTGCTGTTGTAGATCAACATCCCGTTTGCTGCTGTCAGCGCATCTCGCTCTGTCGTTGTCAGCGATGGGACAGTAAACGATGCGCCAAACGTAACGGTATCAGCCTGTAGCACTCCGAAGAGCGCAGCATCACCGAAAAATGCAGCGGCGTTTACCTGACCTAAACTTTCAGTCACTGTCTACATTTCAGCGCCCTGGGCTATCTGATCCAAGTCGTATTCGGACAAATTATCACCGTTGTTTTCCAACCAACGATCTGTCCAAATGCGAACGGCTTCGGAGCCGCGATCTGATATACGCGCCGGGGGCGCAGGTATGAAACCTGGCAAATGAGTCACCTCACCAACAGCCCTAACGTGATTTCGCACTTGGCTATTGGTGACTTTGGATCGGCGCTGACGGGTGTGCGTTTTGTCCAAATCCAGCGCCTTGCGAATTGCATCTTTCGTTTCGTCGCTGCCCTTTAAAATTAACTGGGCAATTTGATCTGGCGTAACGCTGGCCGCTTCCTCTTTTACAGGAGCAGGTGTAGTCGCTTTTGCCGCTTCTGCTACTTCGTCTGACAGGGTATGCTGCTGCATACGTTTTGCCATTGTTATCTCTCTTTAAATTTTAGATAGTGGGTGAGGTGACAGGCTAAAAGGAGGCAACCTTGCGACCTGCCAACCCCACCCTCCACCAATGTTAGAAATTACCCAACAGATAAACTGGAGCCGTAGTTGGCGAACCAGAATCATCAGCTAAAGCAAATCCAAAAACCTGCTCTTCTTCACCATCAGCCATAGTATCTGCACGGCCATCAGTGCTGTCAGCTACAACGGCCTCGCCAGCTGAAACGCCACCGTCCGTAAAGACCGTAGCTACGCCAGCAATCTGCATAAAAGCGTAAGGTGTTTCGGATACATCAACTGCGCCCAAAGCTACACCAACGGCGCGAAGTGCCTTTGATGATCCACCCGACACATCTGGCGTAACTTCAGTGCCGTCTATGCTGGCAGGGGTAAAAACATATCCTGTAAGTACGTCAACAGAATCTGCGATCTTAACCCATTTGTACCTCTTACCATCTGGGCTTTCAAAAATATTACCAACGCCATGCGTATCTGTAGCAGAGGTAGTCGTTGGAGAGGCGTGTAAAATTGCCATTGTATTATCCTCTCTTAGTCGTTGATGTTAAAAATAACGCCCTGTCTGCGGCGATTATTTGTGGTGATTTGAAGCCCTGCTACGATAAACGCAACCTTTGCCATCTGATTGCTTGGCTCCTTGAACGGAGTCTTGGCAAAGTTCATCCCAGCTTGCATGTGCATCTTGAGATAGTTGGTGTTGAGAAAATACATTTTGCCCGTAGCGCAATCGCGGTCATACTGCACCGGAATGCCACGGAAAGAAGGCATGCGACCATCAACGCCCGGAGCATCGTTACTGCTCAAACGCTGGTAGCCAGTACCCTCAAATATCTCCTCAAAATCAGCGTAAATATCGTTCGTCGTAAAGATGTTCGTAGGCTGCTCATTCCCTTCGGAAACGTCATTCCAAAGCGATGCCATACGCAGCATACCTTCATAAAAATTCGTTCCGGTAATCGTCTTGAACGAAGTGTCAGAGGTTGCGTTGTTGGCCTTGTTCTGCCACCAAGAGTTACCGCTTACCGTAATGCCACCCAACGTAGTTGGGCTGGAAGTAGGATCATCAGCAATAATGTCTTGGAAGCCCAACGGCGCTTTGCCCGTCTGTGAGCTATAGAGAGATGCGTTTACCTGGTCGCGGATCGAAAGCATAGACTGACGAGTCTTTGCTTCCAGCAGCTTCATGGCTGCATCGCTCTTGCGGTTTTCCTGTTCCTCGGTGTAGTTGATCGTAATCGGAGCAGCTACATAGCGGAACGGATAAAACGCCGCTGTAATACCATCAACGGCATCGGTGTTCAATACGTCATAACCGCTGAAATACTGAGCCGTGTTACCCCCGTAAAGAAGATCGCACTGGATTTCTTTACCGCCGTTTTCGGTGACTAAAGCATTTCCACTGCGAAACATTTCTAGCGTGGGGTATGCCTGAAAAAAGTTATCTGTAAGTTCCTTGCGTTTGGCCCTCATCGTAAGGGTAAACGCAGCATCAAATACGTCTGTTCTACTTGTTGCTGGCATTTTTTAAAGTCCTATTCAAATCCTAATTTTGACAACCCTGCCAAAACCTCGGTTTCAGAAATCGGGCCAGTATCCTCGCTTGCATCTACGCCTGTAGTTGATCGCACTGCACGTTTGCTACTGTTACGCGCTTGACTATCGTTTTGCCGTAACTCCGCAGCTTTTTGCGCTGTTATACCAGCGTGTAACTCATACGCCTCTCTGACCGTATAGGGTTGCCCTGTCTGTGGATTGTTAATGCGAACAGTGGCTACGATCTGATCGGTGTAATTGTCTAAGTCTTGTCCATACTCACCACGCGCCTCTTGCACCTGCGAATCTATGTAAGCCGTCTGCTGGCCTTGGACGTATTGGTTTGCGTGGGATAACTGCTGTTGTAACTGCGCGACTTGGTTTTGCATCTGCTGCATCTGTGTGCCAACCCTGTGCTGGATAATCTGCTCGACGGCATCAATCCCTCGCGCATCCTCTTCAGACAGGTTGTTCCGCATCTCTTGTATAGGATCGATCTGCGGTTGTTGCGGCACAGCCATCTGCTGCACACGGTTTGCCCACTCGCCCTGTTGAGCTTGTAGTTCACGCCGTTGGTCAGCCAAGTCTTGCTGCGACTTAGTAAACTGCGCTTGTAGATTCTTTGCGAGAGGTACTAGCCCCCGATACTGCTCTGGCACTTGATCGACATCACTGCGTAGCCAATCGTGCCGTTCTGGATCAAAATCCGACGTTTCCGCATTAGAGTGTCCAGCATCATCAGATTGTGCCGATTCGGGCGTGTCACCTGCAAACAGTTCAACCTCATTGGTTGGCTGCTCGTTAGATGGGCCTGTATCGGGTGACGTATCCTCTGAACTGGAGTCCAAATTAAGAATCGCTTCGGACATCAGTTACTCTCCTGGTTAAAGGCTTTTTCTGCTGCTGCTATTGCTTCTTGTGGTGTGTTTCCAAAGTATGCTGGTTGCGTAGAGCGTTTGGCAGGTTGGCTCACATCGTTTGTGATGT